CTGCGTTCTCCGATTCTGCGAATGAAGGCAACCGGCAGGCCGAGCCTGACGTAGCATCCAAGCGATGAGCCTCCGACCATGAAGCTGATGTAGCGCCCGGAAATCCGGCAATCGGCCGTTCCGGTATCTGTCGGCGGGATCGTGTCCGTTTGGCTCTCCAAGATGATCGAGTCGTTGAGCCTATCATAGGACGTGAATGTCTGCGTTATGTCTCCGATCTGGTCGAAGAAGTCGTTCACAACGTACTCGATCTGGAAGTTGCTCTTGCCGCCCTTCGTCGTCCCGTAGGGAGAGAGCGTCATCGAATAGGGCAGCGCGACACCGTCGGCATCGAGCCCTTCCTCGTGCTGGTAGATGAACCCGCTTTCGTCGCCCATGTAGGGCGAGGTATCGCCTTGCGTGAAGTTCGTTCCGCCTGATCGGCCCCAATAAAGCGGTGCCCAGCACTGCTCGACGATCGAATAGATCAGGCCGAGCGTTGGAGAGTCCTGCCCATCGGTGGTGACGAAGAACCAGATTTCGTCCTTGCGCGGGTTATAGATCGCCGTGCATTGGTATCCCATGTTGATGCTGATCTGGTCGAACAGCCACTTGCGGATATCCTCGACGTTCGGGATCGGCGTCACGGCACCATTGTAGAGCCAGAGGTTATCCTGGCCGATCCAGTAGGCGACGCCGCCTGCGGTGACCGCACCGTTCGGCGAGACCAGGCCACAATGCTTGGCGATCATCGACGACGAATAGACATAGGTCGCGCCCGTGTACTGGAACCGATAGACCGCCGCATCCGTCCAGATCAGGCTCACGAACTCCGCGAGCGACCTTCCGGCGACCAGCTTCGTCCCCTCCGTCAATGTTCTGATGTTGGCGGTGTTCAGCGCGGTCGGCGTCCAGATATCGATCGTGCCCTGGCTTGGCCAGAACACCTGCATGTTTTCACAGAGCGCCATGATGAAGCGCTCTGGCGTCACGAACAGCGCACGGACATTCGTCGGCAAGCCCGGATCGGATGATACTAGAACGGCGCGAGGCCATGGCTGGGCTTGTGTCGGGTCGAACTGATAGATTGATCCGCCATTATATGACGCGATCAGAAGCACACCGAAGTGGTCAAGCGACCAGACGCGCGGCTCGATCTGCACGGTCGAGGATGAACGCGCGGTACCCCATGTCCCAAGACCCCAGCCGCCGATGCCCCAGCCATAGCCATAGGCGCCAAGCTCGGTCCCGACCGGGATCTCATACTTGAAGGTGACGGCCGCACCGCCTCCGGTCGCGCCTGACACCGCTGGAGAGGTGAACAGGTATGTGTAGTTGTCGGCGTCGATGACGGTCGCAACCGGAACGGCATTGATGTTTGGCGTGATGCCGCCGACCGCGGTCGATCCTGCAATGTAGATCAGGTCCCCGGACGAAAGACCATGCCCGACATGATGCACGGTGATGATGTTCGATCCGGCTCCGGTCGTCAGCGGGTTATTGGCGAACGTGCCCTGCGATCGATACGGAGTGATGTCGTTCTGAACGAGGTTCTGGTCGTAGACATAGAGCTTGATGTAGGTGCCGGCCGCAAGGAACGCATTGAATGCCCGATCGCGCCATGCATGGAGTGTTCGCGGAACACCAACCGTTGCGGTGACGAACGCCTTGACCCATCCTCCTATCTTCTGAGGCCGCTTGGCAACGAAGCGGCAATTGATGGTGTCGACCCAGCGGCCCTCAAGCACGCGCTTGCTATCCGTCTTGACGACGCCCGGAGGTGGATCGATGGTGAGTTCTTCGAGCGCGGACATACGCGCCTCAATATCTGATGCAGATCAGGGCGACGGCAGTCTCCGGCCTCGCTTCAGTCCCGCCGCTGGATGCCGTTCCAAGTGACCCAACCGATGGAGCGCCGGTGACGTTGTGGGTATGTGCGCCAACAACGTTTCCAGTGAAGGTCGATCCTGCTTGCGTAAATGAAATTCCGCTGTTCCCGAAGTTGAACGTCGCGCTGCCGGAGAAGCCACCCGTCGTTATGTTTAGTGGCCCGCCGCCGCTTCCCGAGCTGACATTGACCGTCATCGACGTGATGGCGCCGTTTGAAATGGAGCCGGTCGGAGTATGTGCTCCCTGAGCGTCCGTTCCGAGCGTCCCAACGCCTGGCGCTCCGGTGACCGTATGCGTGTGCGAGAGGTTCTGGTTAGCCTGATACGCTCCGACTGAATTCCCGCCGCCAGACGACCGCAGGAACCGCCCGGTGTCGGTCAGGTTCGGCAGCGTGAAGTGGACGCCATCGACCGCGCCCCACGCGACTCCGATCGCGGCGAACAGGTCAGGATAGGCCGATCTCAGCAATGACGCGCCATTGCACGCCAGCTCGCCGGAACCCGGCGTCTGCTTTCCGGAGATCTTGAAATCTCCGATATTGATCTTGTCGCTGCGGGTGAGGTTGTTGGCACCATCGCCCATGACGAGCAGGCCAACACCCTGCGGGATCTGGATCGCGGTCCCGGCCGGCGTCTTCACATACATGAAGAAGGCGTTGGCAGTGCTGTTCTGAAACCACCACGTCTTGGAGACGTTCGGGACGATCACGGTCAGGTCGGAGACGAGGGCGCCGGTGAACTTCTGGATGAAGTCGATATCGAGTCGCAACCCTGCGGGAGGCGTCACGGTCGAGAGATCGACCGTCCCTCCGGTGTCGGTATGCGTGGCGATGCCTGCGATGGCGCGCTCGTCCGGCGACGCAAACGACGTATTGAAGATCGCGCCCCAATTGTTGTTGTTGTTTCCCGTCGCCTGCTGGATCAGGCCGAGGATCGAGCCGTAGGTATCTGCTGGCATTAATAATAATCCCCCGGTGTCGGCGTGTCGGTGCCGAACTCAAGACCACGGTAGAGCAGATCGTTCTCGGCGTTTATCGACTGCACCAGCGCTGTCAGCGCCTGGAGCGTCTTGGTATACTCCTCGTCGTCCTTCATGAAGGCGGCCGACTTGGCACTGGTGGCGGTACGCAGCAATTCCGGGTATCGACTGGTGATGAAGCTGGTCTGGTTGGTCAGCGACAACAGCGGCGGCGCGCGATAGTACAGGAGCTTGAAGCTCGTCTGGATCTCGAACGCGGCGTCAAACTGCAACATCTCGTCCCATACCGACCATCGCGACGGCGTCGAGGTCAGGAGCTTGTTCGCCGTGTAGGTCGCGGCTGCACCGCCTCCGACAGCACCCGCCGTCCCGGTCTGGTCGCCGGCATTGAGGTGCAGATTGTCGGCATCGACGATATCGAGCACCTCGAACGTCCCGTTCATCGTGATGCCATCGACCGCGGACGCTCCCACGATCGTCATGGTGGATGCCTGGGTCAGCGTGTGGCCGACGAGATGCACAAGGACGCTGGATGATCCTGCTGTCGTCGTGAACGGATTGGTGCCGAAGTTTCCGGCCAGCGACGGGTCATAGGACCGTGCGCCCTCGACCTCGGTTTCGATCTTCTGGCCGAGCTTGATCGAGTTGGTGATGTCCCATGCCTTGCCGATGGGATCGAGGAATCGCGCCGGCAATGACACACGGCACGCTCCCGGGGCCATTCCGAATACCCACTCGGTGCGCATCTCGCGCGTGCGGAGCAGGCTAAAGAGCAGGGACTGCGCTTCATCGAGGACGGTCGCGACATCGATCTTCGAATACCCCACCCAGTTCAAGATCGACCCAGGACTTCCTTTGGCCGATGTGAGTGATGTATAATTCATAGGCATCCGCAGAATCCTATTGACATATGCATCATTATATCTTTGGGTCTCGCCTCTTGGGTCTCAATGGAGGTGATATGAGCAAGGCTACGCGCCTCTGCATTAGATGCGAGCAACCGGGCAAGTTTGAAACTCAAACGATGAACGGTCGCACATACACCAGGCGAACCTGCATGACGTGTCGTGGGGGCTATAAGCGCGACTGGAGAGCAGAAAATCTGGAAGAACGCCGTCTCAAAGAGGCGAGTAAGATGCGGCGGCATCGCAAGAGCGACTACTATAAAAGTCACCCCGAGAAACAGCAGTTCACGAAAGCATGGTCCCGCCTCAACTTGGCGAAATATCTTTTCATCACCATAATGCGGCGGCGACAAGTAAAGGATCGAGAGAGATTCCGATTGGAGATGACATTCGAGGAATTTCTCGACGAGATTGGTGCTATCCCAGATACTTGCCCGGTACTTGGCATCCCGCTGTTCATTGATGAGAAAAGCCATTCAGGCAACCT